CTCTTCCGATCTCAGAAGTAATCGGGCAATGGGTTGGGGCATATCTGCACGAAACAGTGCTCAGATTCCCAGAGTTCGGAGCGCGGCATGAAGAAGTTCGGCCGATCGTAGATGACGTGCTCCTGATCGGCCATTGTGACAATTTGGTAGTCGTCCTCCTCGTCATTCCACACCCACAATTCGCCCATTTCGATGACATCCTCACCAAGTTGGGCCTTGTAGTTGGGCAACACGTCGAGCGCCACGTTTGCCTCGCCAATCAGATCGGGCGTTACCGCGCTCATCGCCACCCTCTCGATCAATCCCGGAGTTTCGTTCGGCGTGTCTTTCTTGACGCGCGTTCCGGCGAGGCCGCGCAGGATAGAATCCCGGCGAGGATGGAACATCAGGCGACGCTCAAGCTCCGATGGACTGATGTAGTAGACGTGGATGAACGCCTCTTGCCGATCGAGCATCGGCACATCCTCGCGCATGACGCCGAAGCACCCCGGATCCACGAAGAACGGTTCAGCATACTTGCCGCGACGGATGAACTTGACGAGCGTGGAATCGTAAACAAGCGACCACGTGAGGGCTTGCTCGAATATCGTGTCGGCGTTCGATTGCTTCCACAGTTCAAGAATGCGTTTTGCGGCAGGCGCCGACCGCTTCATTTCCTCACGCTTCGCCGAAACACCGAGGTTGACTGAAAACTTGGTCGTGTCGGCGGCGTACAGGAACGAAGTCAGCAGATCGATCGACGGAAAGCAATTGTTCCAGGCTGTTTGCTCCTCACCGCCGCTCATGCCGTAGAGGAAGTAATTCCGAAACATTGCGTACCGCTCGATGCGATCGTCGCGCGAAACAAGGCACACTTCGGCAAGGTCTCGGAACAGTTCCAGCCGTTTGTCTGCCGCCTTCGGGATCTTCATGACTTTTGAACGGCCTCGATGAGTGTCGATCGATCCCCGTAGACAAGCTTGGGATCGACTTGGGGGCGAGGCTGACCCATCATGCTCGCCACTTCCTGGAACCCGGCATGCGCGCTTTCAGCATCGTGCACCCGATGCGCGCCGGCCGCACTTGCTGCCCCCCCTTGGCTTCCTTCCACATGCTCGATCGCGCCGCCCTGCTTGAAGCGGTCCCCCTTGGGCACCTGACCCCACACCGGACGGAAATCCGGCCCCTGTGGCGCCGGCCTGCCACTGCTGCCTGCAACCGATCCGCTGCGGTTCGACAGATCGGTGTAGCCGAAGTCCTTGGCGAGCGCGGACAGGGTGCGATCGATGTTCCGCGTTCGCGGCGACTTGACGCCAACCGGCGTGCGAAATTCCCGCTCGATCGCGGTTGTGCACCCGTGGGGGCACGTGGGGCTATCCGCCTCGAATGGCCCGTGAGCGAAACAGACGAACTCTTTCTTGATTCCCATGGCGGGGACTGTACCCTTTCAGAAGTCTATCCGGCAATGCCCGGGGGTTGTGAAAGCCGGTTCGCACCTTCAGGCCGTCGGCCTCCAGGCGCACCGACATAACCGTTTCCTGCGGCGGCTTCGGGTCCGCAATCGTGATGACGCTCGGCTTGTTCGCGCGGCGGCGCACTCGAATTTGATCGTTCTCCACGAACTCGAGTGCCCGAGACAATCGGCGGAATGTGTTGGGCTGGGCAGTACCGCGGCGCGCAACCTCGTAGACCTCGCCATGCGCCATTCCGGCAACCTGCTCCAATCGGGTAATGGACACCGGCCGCGCTTCTTCAGGAAGCGCCACGAGCACGCGCAGCCGCCGCACCACTTCGCCATCGGTCACTTGATGCCTACCTGTTTGAGATACGTGCGCACGCCGCGAGTGAGGGCGTTGCTCACCGACTCGTCCAGCTTCACACCGTCACGCTCCTCGCGCTCCTGTCGATCGCGCTTCAGCATTTCTGCTGCATACGTCCGCTTGTCGGCCGCCAATCGATACTTCAGATGATCGCTGTACTGCACAATGGCAAGGCACGCCGCCACCACGCGATCATCCTTGCCCCGACCGGAAGCGCCGAGAAAACCATCCTCCCTCACGATGATGCGCATTTCATCGATCAGTTCCAGGGAGTGAATGACGCACTCGCGCCGGTCGATCGAATCCCGGTACGTGTTGAACATCCGTTCCTTGGTTTCGGTCGTCGTTTTCCAGTGATACACGACACCGCCGCCAATCGAATCGAGCCGCCGATACAGGTAATACCGAAGGTGTCCAAGGAAGTTCTTGATGCCTGTGTCCTCGGATGCAGGGACAGATGACGCGCGGCGGCGAAGCGCCTGCATTTCCGCGAACACTGCCTGCCCCGGGCCGTTGATTTCCAAGTTCAGCATTGACTGACGATACACCCCGGCCAGATAGCACATGACCCATGCGAAGCGGTACGTGTTCAGGTCCGCGGTGCAGTATTCGGCAACCTGCTCGACGCGATCGGCGTAGCATCGGAACACCTGAATCACGAAGCGATCCGCCCAATCGGACGAACCGTAAGCGGGATCGGCCCCAATCGAGTAAAACCCCTCGGGGTCGGGGCCTTCCCACACGAGCAATTCGCCCAGCGCCTCCGTCGTTTCTTCGACCTCGGTATCTTCGAAGCTCTCGCCGAATGTGATCTTGTAGTAAGCCGGTTCCTCCTCGGCTTCGATCGCCGTCTCAAGCTCTTTCGTCTTGACCGCGGAGAAGAAATTCTTTCCCGTCAGAATGAACGCAAGTTCTTCGTGCGGCGGGTACTCCTGCAACATCATGTTTTCGTCGAGGATGACTTCGGCAAGCTTCCATCGCCACCACGCCAATTGCTCGGCCGTGATGTCGTATCGATACATCAGCTTGATCGCCCGCACCCACTCGCGTTCCTGCGGCGTGATGCGCCCATCCCAATAGACTCGGTAAGGCGCGGAATCGGGCTCGCAGCGGTAGAACTGATTCCGCCACCACCCGCAGAAAATCGCGCGCTGCGTGGTCGCTTTCTTCGCCGTCTGCCACACGTCATGAAACAGATTGAACCCGCGGGCCGTGGTTTCGAACAGGTACAGGCGAAGCGGGTTGTGCTCGGCAAGCGACGCCAGAATCGAGGCAAGCGACTCCTCATCTTCCCACGATGAAACCTCGGTCGCGTGCATGTAGGTGAGGCCCTTACCGCGCCCTTTGCCGCCCTTCGATTTCTTGCCGCCGCCGATCTGCATCATGATCCGCGATCGGTTCTTGAAGCTGATGAAGTTTCGATTCGATCGCAGCATGGCGATGCGGTGCGATTTCGGCAGTCCGTTGTAGTAGGTGACGAGCGTATCGCGGAACATATCGCGGTTTTCTTCGCTGTCCGCCGCCAACGTGCCTTGCATGCCGTCGTGCAGCCAATGCCAGAACAGGTCGAGCGCGAGCGTGATCGTTGTTACGCCAAGCTGGCGACCCTTCAGGCACACGAAATAGTGAATGTCGTTCTCAAGACCCTTCACGATTTCGCGGATGACGAACTCTTGCGTTCCTAGCTGATGCTGCGGAGCAAGCGTGATTTGCCCAAGCTCTTTCGAATCGATGATGAGGCGCGAGCAGAATTGCTCGAATTGCGCCAACGGGAATTTCATAGGATGTCCAGGGTAATGCCGATGCCCCATCGGCATCCGGTGGCATAGGGGCGGGGCGTTTTGTTGGCTGGCTTCGGGCGCCCGGACTGTTGGCGGTTCCAGTCCAGTTTCCAGTGGCGCATGGTGAGGTACGGAATGCCGACTTCGGCAGCGACCTCGCTCACGAGAAAGCCTTGCGCGAAAAGACGAAAGGCCAAGAGTTTCTTGGCCTTCCGATCCGGGTTGCTGTTACTCGCCCTTGCCATCGCCGGTGCTTTCGCCTTCACCGGCCTCGGACTCCGCCTCCCCGGCCTCGGGCTCGTGAAGCGGCAGACCGCCCTTGACGCAAAGCTCGTAAACGTCCTCGGGCTTGAGCACCGTGGCCTCGACCTCGTTGCGCACGCGCCGCGCGTAGACGTTGGTGGCTTGCGCCGGGGTGTTGGCTTTCACGACGGCGACCGCCGTACTGTTTACGCCCTTGGTCCTGATTCCGTACATTCGCATGGCATTTTGCCCCTGAAGTTGTGGATGTTGCCGATAGTTCTAGGCTGGCGCCCAGAGAGAGGGTGAGGCCGACACCGCACCGCCGATTCCCGCGCCCGTCAGGAGGAGGAGGAAGAACGCGGGAGCGCGGGTCGGCCTCGTTGAAAGGCTATTCTTCTTCCACGTCGAACAGGAGTGCCAACTGCACGACGTTCCGCTTGGCGGTATCGTAGCTCTCGCCGGCCTTGGCAATCACGTACTTCCGGATGGCGCTGGCGTTCATGCCCGACTTCTCGGCCGTGGCGTTGATGGCGTCGCCGAAATCCTTGGCGGCTTCCGTCGATGCCGTGTAAAGCTTGATGAGTTCGGATTCGCGCTCAAATACCTCCTCGCGCACAATGGTCTGTTCTTGCTTGTCCTTGCCGGTGCGACCTTTGCGCTCGCGGCGGGGCCGGGCGGTGACTTCGTTTGCTGCCTGCATGTTGGTACTCCTACGGTTGGAGAATGAGGCGGCCTTGCCGGTCGCCCTCGACTTCAGCTTGCGTGCGCATCCGCCCGGTCCAGGGATTCCAGTACCACGCCCGATCCGGCCACACCTCGCGGTACTGCCTCGAATGGCTGGGCCACGGATGGTGCTGCCCGGTGTATGGGTCGTGCTGCATGACGGAATCCTGCATGTCGGTTCCAAACGAATCCGGAGAGTCCATCGTAGAACGCTGCAACGTCTTAAATTCAGGCATGACCCTTATCCCACCAGATTCCGGACGATGACCCGGGCGTACCGCTTGCGAGGGGCAGTTTCAAGGAAGCCATGAGACTCAAGCGTGCTGGCTGACTTGGTGATCCAGGACCGATCGCGCTTCATCTGCTTGGCCGCCTGGACCCGCCACCCCTCGTGAATCTCACCACGCTCGTCCATGCGTGCGATCAGCCACCAGAGCAATTGCCAGCACGCCCCGGGCATCTGGTGATCCCACACCGGCCTCGGCGTGGCGGCCGGCTCCGCCATGCTTAGTGCTGACCAGGAACGATCGTCTGACCCGCGGGCGCCACGATCGGCTGCGCTTCTTTCCCGTGATTGTGCGCGGCAAGCTGTTGCGTCATGTGAAACTTGCCCAGCCGCTCACCCTGCGCCCGAAGCGGCTTCGTCATCTCGCTGGTCGTGGGCACCGGCGCAATGTAGCCCCGTCGTTCGCACTCGGCCACGAACGCATCCGCGATGTCGAGCGCAATCTTCACGCAGTAGGTGGGCGGAATGCCGGTCTCTGCAACCGCCTCGCCCATCGAGCACGCCAGCAGATCATTGCCAGCCGCCCCCTTCAAGAGATCCAGCGCAACCCGCGCCCGGAAGTCCAGCTTTGCACCCACCTGAAACGCATCGATGTCGTTGTGCGGGTACGGCGTCACCGCAGCACGCTCCGCCATCACGTCATCGAACATGCCCTTCCCGTCCGGCACCAAATCAACACGTTCCGAAGCACTCATGTTTCTGCCCCCTATTTGTCGTTGGAAACGACGTGCAAACGCACGTGATTCGGAATATAGACGCTGACACGACGATGTCAAGCAATTCCCGAAACCAATTTCACGTTTTTTTTGTGGGGGTGGTACGGGGGGTGGCACACGCCACGTGGATTCCGTGCCCAAAGGGGGTGGTCCCGAAGGTGGAGGCCAATCCCGATCCGGCACTGAGGCTTCCTGCCCGTTTGACGGTGAGAGGTGACGTAGCACCGCACCGTCCCTGCGTGGCGTACCGCCTCGCCGTGACGATGCTGCCCCATGGGTTGCCCATGAGCACCGAGAACAGCAGGGGAAAGAGAGGATGCTTGAGACGCAGAGAGGTATTCCCTCTTGCTGCCCCGATGCACTGCCCCGATGCCGGCATGGTATCCATTCGGCACCGATGAGCACTGATACACACATAGCACCTAACCCCGCCGTGAGGGGTGCGCGCGTTTGCTCGCGCTTTCCATGATGGACGTGCGTCCGTATGGCCGAACAGCGTGCACGGTCCGAGCGTGCATTCTGGCAGTCCTGCGGTATGAGCACACCACCCGAGTCCATCCCCGGTTCGCTGGCTTTCGTTGCCGCCCTTGTCGGTAGGGTTGGGCACCCCCGGGTCGATCAGGGGCCGCGACTGCACGCATAGAATGCTCGATTCCCCCTGCGCCCGTCAAGCAACGTGCCCGACGTTTCACGGCACAATGTGACGCTGCACGTCAGGAGTGACGCTGTACGTCACCCCGCTTGCAGGGAAAACCCTTGCGAATCAAGGCACGTGCCATCTGGCACGGTTCCCGCATGTAGTCTCTGCACCACATCCCCCATTCCCACCCACCACCGAAAGGAATCAACCATGAACAAGCCACAATGCCTCGACCTTCACATCATCGACCGCGACGAATGGGTCCCCTTCGTCCTGTGCGAAAACGGCATGGCTGACGAATTCGGCAAGTATGTGCAAGCCGATGCCGCATACGGCTTTTCGGACGACCTAGACGAACTCGACCTGACCGAAGAACAGCATGCCGCCGCCATGGACGACATCAACGCGCAGATGTTCCGCGCCGTGAACGATGGACCCAAGACAGGCACCTTGACCTTCCAAGGCATCGAGCACCCTTACCAAGTCACCGAACTCGCCTAACTCACCACCCACGGAGCACCGCCCATGTCCAAACTGATCGAAGCCTACCGCAAGCTGCCGAGCCCGACGAACCGCGCGCGCCTCGTCGCCTATCTGCGCAAACACATGATGGCCGTCTGCCTCGCCACCCCCGAAGAACTCGCTTTCCTGAAGGAACACGGATTCGACGCTTAGCAGGACTGCCGCCCGGATGCCTGTGCACACGGGCATCCCCACGGCAACCCCGCCCCCACCCACCACCCACGGAGCACCGCCATGCCCACGAAGAACACGCCCGCCGTTCCCTACGCCGCACGCACCGCGCTGGCATACGCCGCCATGCACACCGCTGGCGCCCCGCACCAGGACGACGCCATCGACGCCGCCGGATATTGCCTTGACGCACCCGAAATCCTGCCGGCAGGCAGCATGGCCCGGGTTGGTCCGCCCCACCTGCCGCGCCTCGCCGTTCCCATCATCACCTACGTCTACCGCTAGGACTGCCGCCCGTGCGCATGGGCAACCGTGCGCACCCACGGCAACCCCGCCCGCAACCCGTCAGGATCCCGCCATGATCGAACGTGACCCCGCAGAAGTCCGCGCCTTCCTCGTCGTGCACGCCATTGCGCAGCACGGCGCCGAAGCCGCCATCGCGCAGTACGGCCGCCCCGCATGCGACCGTGCCCGCTACATGCTCCGCGCCATCATCGCAATTCGGCAGACCAACCGCGCCCGCCAGGATGGCGCCCAGGGAAAGAAACTCGCCCGGATGCAGTACCTAGACAACCGCCGCCGCATGTTCGAACGCGAGTCCCGCCGTGCGTACCGCGCCGCAGCCCGCTACAGCCGCACCCACCTCGAGGCATCCGCCCGCGCGCAACAAGCCCTCATCCGCGCCAACACCGACCGCACCGCTCACCACCCCTAACCCAAGGAACCCGCCGCCATGACCTACGCCCAAATCTACGCCGCACTGATCCGTGCGCGTGGCTTCCCATCCTCGCCGCAGTTTGCGCAATGGATGAAGCGCGACGCATCCATCATTGCCGATCGCAACCGCCGCTCCGAACTTGGCGCCATGCACGAATCGCACATCCGCGACTGCACCAGGATGGCGGTATGCGTTGCCAACTCCCGCGCCGACCTCCTGCCGGCCGCCATGATCGAAACCGACTGACGCACTCCCCCCGACGCATGGGCAACCGTGCGTCGCCAGGAGTTCGGCACCGCCAACCGCCGCACCCGCGCGCCTCGCGCACCGAGGCATACACGATGGAGTCTCACAGCATGAACACCTACGACAACAGCAACGCCACCGTCATCGAATCCAACCCCGCCCACGTGGCCGCCGATGGCTCGTTCGGCATCGATGCCCATCGCGGCTCGAACTCGCGCCGGGTCTCGTCCGAATGGTTCAGCCGCCCCGATGACGAGCGGTTCCTGAACTTGGCCGACCTGTACGCGCACACGAAGCAGTCCGCAGACGAGTCCCGCGCCTGGAACATCGATGTCCGCGGGATCCGCCTCGACGCCGACCCGACCGACCCCGAACGCATGACGATGGAACTTCCCGGCATCTACAACCAGAACGATGCCCCCATCGTGACGGTCCCAAATCATTGGTCATTCGGCCAACTGTGCTCGCTCGTGCAGGTTCCCGCCGGATACATGCGCAAACTCCCCGCCAGCATTGCCGCGATCAATCTGCAATACGGCCTCTGCAACTTCCGCGAGGAACTCGTGAAAGCCTACGTCAGGCAGAACGGCCGCACCGAACTGCGCGCCGCCACCGGTCCCGCTTACGGCCGCATCCGCGATTTCGAGGTAGTGCAGGCAGTGCAGCGGATCGCCGGCACAGGCACCGGTGACACTCCCTGGAGGATCCCCGGATGCATCGATTGGCAGTCAATGCGTTACCGCCCGGCCGTGGACATTACGAAGGAATCCACCACGCTGTTTGCGTCCGATCGCGACGTGTTCATGTTCCTGGTGGACGACGGCCGCCCCATCGAAATCGGCAAGCTTCCGAACGGCGAACCGGACTTGGTGTTCAGAGGTTTCTACGTGTGGAACAGCGAGACGGGATCAAAGTCCTTCGGCCTCGCCGCGTTCTACCTTCGCGGCGTATGCCAGAATCGCTGTATCTGGGGAATCGAGAACTTCCGCGAGGTGACGTTTCGCCACTCAAGCGGCGCACCGGCCCGTTTCATGCACGAGATTCGGCCCGCGCTGGATTCCTTTGCGCACGGCCGCACGGATCGGCTTATCGCTGGAGTGCAAGCCGCGAAGTCCGCACGCATCGCCACCGATGACGATGGCGCCAGGGAATGGCTTGGTCGCTCGAAATTCACGCAGCCCGAAATCGCGCGGATTCTCAAGACGCACCAGGAGGAGGAAGGCCGCCCCGTGCGTTCCG